GCTATCGACCGTGGCAGTCTTGACGATGTGCGACATGAAGCAAAGCGTATGGGTGCTGCATGGCGTAAACTCGACGCTGAAGCGACGGCAGCCGGCAAGTCACCCCTCGCCCCAGAGCAATGGGAAATTATGAACGAAGACGGGCTTGAGGTGATTATTATCGTCCGCGACGAATTAGACGCTATCAATGTGGCACGCAACAACCGCGCATGCATTGTCTACAGCCTCGCTGAAGTGGGTCGCATCCTCGCCGCCTACCCGGAAATTGCAAAAATCAAACACACCTTCCCTGGCGCTACGGTGACCGCTGCGAGGCGCAAGGCAGACCCAGTCAGTCTGTCCGGGAACGAAAATTATGAAGACGATCTTCCCTTCTAAAATATTTTCGATTTTATGCGTTTTATGTGTTGCATTGCTCATAGATGTTTGGTAGAAAAATATCACTGAAACCGGAGAGACATTATGCGTATCAATTCCAAGATCACCCGCGACGGAACCACCTACGATGTAGTCGTGCATTTTGTCGCTGAAAAAGACAGCTACAACGAGACCGAAGTTTACTTCGACGGTGCAGAGTTTGACGATTGCGAGCCTGATGACGGCAACGCTGAATTGACGTTCGATGAGAACGCCACACTGATGCGGTGGCTCCACACCGAAGGCCGCCAATACGCTATCGAGACCGCAGACACTAACATCGTAAAATGGGGTTAATCTAATGATCAACGTAGCACGCGAATTGTTCACCCAGGCCGAACGCCACAAGTGGATCATCACGGTCATGTATGACGAGGAGCCTGGGTATGACGGCAAGAACGCAGCCGAGGCTTGGCGCGCCGTTACCGACGTCAGCGATGATGTCTTCGTTCACTTTCACGACGCCGACGGCAAAAACATCGGATGGGTTCGCGTCTGTGCATACGGCCTGGAGCCTGATGAGAAGACCATCATCGACGGTTCAGCAGTCGGGCCTGTGGCCGACCTGTCAGACAAAATCTGCGCACTGGCTTGGAAGTAGCATGATAAACATAAACGAAATCCATACCGACCTTGTTCGGCTTCCCGCTGATGAACTGTATGCGGCTGTATACGACCTTTCCGAAAGCTTGCGCCGAAACCCCACCCCTGAAGTAGCCATCCGGCTGAATATCGCCCTGGTTATTCTTTCTGATCGCATCCCCGCAGACGTCTTCGCTGACCTCTGCGCGCACTGCGACATCAACCTCGAAAGCCACTGACATGCACATCACATCCCAATGGTCTGTCGCAGCCACGCGGCATTTTGGCGACGGTATCTGGCACTGGTATCCCGACGCAGATCAAGTGGTGATATGGTCTATGCATGATGACGGGGCGATCATCGTCACAACGCGGCGGAACGAAGAAACGAAAAATTTCGAACTTCTTGTCAAAAAATCGTCGAAAATCCCCATGGTGAAGTTGACAAAGAAAGTAGTTAGTTCTATATAGGTTTCAGCACCAAGAACGGTGCAGTTTACATGATAGGAAACACACAATGTCCAACACCGCTCCCCTCGTCCTCGCCTACATGCAAGCTAAAGCCGCCGAAGAATCCGCTAAGCAGGCTGTCGCCGCAGCGCGCAAGGCCCTCCTCGAAACCGGCATGGATGTCATCACGGGCGAAACCGCCGACATCTGCGTCACTATCAGCGAGCGCAAATCGATTGACGCTGATGCCGTCAAGGCGATCCTCGGCCACGCAACGCCATACAAAGTCGCATGCGTCGAAACACTCCGCGTGAAGGCCAAGTGCCCCCAGAACGGGGGCTAAAGACTGCGGATTATATCCAAGCCTTCGAGGCGGTGCGTATCGCAGCCTAACCCACACCCAAACTAGGAAAGACAGATGGACCACGCCACGCAAGAGAGCGAACTAATTGAAGCGCGTTTTTTAGTGTTAGGGTTTGATGGTGTCAGACTAGACCGATGCCGGCACGAGAGCGTTGACGCGACTACGCTCTGGTTATTTGACGACGGCGCACGAGGCAATGAGTCGCAAATCGGGTGCGTCAAAAGGCTTGACGGGAGCCAAGAATACCGCGCCACGTGCGAGTACGAATGGGAAGCCACGCGGATGCTACTTGGGCAACCCGTGGCGCGCCGATGCGAAAAAACTTTGCAAGCCGCGCTGCGATGGGTCGCTACATATGAAAGGCGGAAATGACGCAATGCTCGCAGCCTAGTTTAGACACTAGCAGGGTCTAGGCTCTGCTTTTGCCTGCAATCGGCAGGATAACAGAGAGAGGGGATTGTCCCGTGAATAAACCATCCGGCTTTATCATATATCAGGGACCGTCACTGCTAGACGGAAGCCGATCGTGGCAATTGCCACTACCGCCAGTCGCAACGTCAAAACCGGATCAATGTTGTCGATCTGGATCATGCGCCAGGACATCGACCCCGTCACTTTCATAGCAACGACATCAAGGAAAGTTTCTGAACATGTTTGACGCAAGCATCTCCCGAATCGCCTACACCTACCAGCCCAAGACGAAAGAGTGACAACCCTCGCCACATCCCTTTGGATCGCCGCTTGGGCCTGTCTGCTATGGCCGCTGGTTGCCAACTACCGGGCTATCCCATATGCCGCTGTAGCGGCTTCACAGGCCATTCTGTGGCCCTCCAACGGAGACATGATCAAGTGGCTTATGAAGACGTTATTCGGAAGCTGAAAGACAGCACAACCAGCAAAGCTGTTAGGGAAAGACTGATCGAGAAGACCGCCGAATATCAGCACCAGCTTATGTCCGCGCTGGACAAGGCAGACTTCATGGTTGGCGAAGACCTCGGGTTGAAAATTTTCGTTCTTGCCCTCACCATCGCCCAGCAGTTGGCGTTGACGGAAAACGTGCATGAGGCGTGGCAAGTCACTGGACGCGAAATCCTGCGCATGGCTTTGTTGTTTGAAGCGGGAATACTTAAAAACATGGAAGGTGATGAAGACAATGGATGATTACGAAAAAAAAATGGAAAAAATTAGGGGTATTGCTCTTGAATTTTGCTCGTATATCGAAAAGGAGTGTATGGACAAATATACCTGCCATGAATTAATTTTCAGTTTGGCTCTTGCGCTGACTTCAGTTATCGCAGCAACAAGTACGCCCACCAAGGCGCTGAATGCCGTGCAAATATTCATGCGCGAATCACTTCACGAAGAACTTGAGGAGAAAAACAATGTCTGACATCGGCCACAACATTTCCACCGAACGCCTGCGCAGCCTGATCGAACGCATTGAACGCCTGGAGGAGGAGCGCAAGAGCCTTGCCGCCGATATCAAAGATATCTACACCGAAGCTTCCAGCGCCGGTTTTGACAAACGGGTGCTTCGCCGGCTGATTGCCGACCGTAAACGCGAGCAGGCTGACGTCGAGGAAGAACAAACCCTCTTAGGCCTCTACCGCCGTAATCTTGGGATGTAGCAACATGCCGAACAAGGATTACCACGAAACCGCTATCCGGCGATCTGGTGACAGCTTCCTGGCCGCAGCAAGCCGCCTGACGCCAAAGCCTGAATTGACCTTCAACCAGATCAAGCAGGGCTGGAAGGATTACCAAAGGAAGATGGAGGCCCAGAAGGCTGAAAAGATAGGGTAGTGGAAAATGCACTGCCGGTAGGCTATATTAAAATCCTCAGCCGTGGAGAGGGGAAATACCACGGGTAGCTATAGGCGCGACCGGGTGGCGACCGGGACCGGACGAGAGACGGGCGAACGTCCCTAAATAAGCCCGACCAAATTTCATTTGAGGGACGCAGATATGGCCGGTAAGAACAGTAAACCCAAGAGTGCGCCAGCTGTCGTGCTGCGAACCGAGGACGTGTCTGCCGAGCAGCCGAAGAAGAAGGATGGACGGGCGAACAATGGCAATCCGTCAACCTATGACGTGAAAGTTGCTGAACTGATTTGCTCTGAAATTGCGGTGGGCAAGTCGTTGTATAAAATAGCAATGGAACACGAATGCGTTCCAACGCTACAAACGGTGTATAATTGGTTGCGTGTTCACCCTGAATTTAGTTTGATGTATACACGCGCTCGTGAAGACCAACAGTCGTTTTACGTAGACCAATTGATTGCAATTTCTGACGACAACAGTATTCCATCAGACCAAAAGCGTGTAATGGTAGACACGCGCAAGTGGCTGGCAAGTAAACTAAACCGGAATACTTTCGGCGATGTGAACAAGACTGAAGTAAGCGGTCCAAACGGTGCGCCGATACAGACGCAGCAGGTTACGACTATTGACGCAAGGTCGCTTGATCCTGATGCGCGGGATGCGTTGAAGCAGGCGCTTTTGGCCGCAAAAGACAAGGTTAAGTAATGACTGCATGATAATCAAGTATGGCGACAGTAATATAGACGTAGACGAAGCGTTACTTGAAATAGAGCGGTGTGAATTAGAAGCATCGCTCTATGACTTTACTGTTGCCGCTTGGCCTCATATTGACAGCGCAGAGTTCGCCATGGGCGGATATGCTTTACAGGCAGTGTGCGAGCATTTGGAGGCGTGCGCAGATGGATACATCCCCAACCTGCTGATCAACATCCCGCCACGCTTCAGCAAGTCAACGGTGTGCGGTGTGATGTTCCCGGCGTGGGTATGGGCGCAGAACGCCAGGACGCCGTTGGCTGGCCCTGGCGCACAGTTCCTGCACGCCGGCTACGCGATGGCCCTGGCGTTACAAGATAGCGTCAAATGCCGCACGCTCATCCAATCCGACTGGTATCAAAAGCGATGGGGAGGCCGGTTTAAGCTGACCGGCGATACCAACACCAAACAGAGGTTTCAGAACGACAAAAATGGCATACGCAACACGGTATCTGTCGGCGGTGCCACGACCGGCCTCGGTGGCAATTACCTGATCGGCGACGACTTGAATAACAGCGCCGAGGCGAACAGCGAAGCCATTATCAAGTCTACCATCGAGTGGTGGGACATGGCGTGGTATAATCGTCTGAACAATTCGAAGCCCGGTTTCGGTTGCCGCATCGTCATCGCGCAGCGCCTGTCGGAGCAGGACATCAGCGGACACGTCCTAGAACGCGGTGTGGGCGACTGGCAGCACCTCTGCCTACCGATGCGGTATGAGCCTGACCGTTCATTCCACACCACCCTGGTGCCAGCCTGGGCGACCGATGACGGTATGCCGGTTCAGTGGAAAGACCCGCGCGAGACGCCAGGGGAACTGTTGTGGCCAGAGCGGTTCGACGAGGAGCAGGTCAGGCTGCTTGAGAAGACCCTAGGGCCATGGGCTACAGCCGGTCAGCTACAGCAGCGCCCTGAACCTGCTGGCGGTGGTGTCATTAAGCGCGAATGGTGGCAGCTATGGCCGGATGACGCATTCCCGCCGTTTGATTTCATCATCGCCAGCCTGGACACCGCATACACCACGAAGCAAGAGAATGACTTCAGCGCACTGACGGTCTGGGGCGTCTGGTATGGATCAACCGACGTCCGAGCCACCCGCACGGTCAATCGGTATGGCGCAAACGCCGAGGCATTGTCAGGCACCGGCACCATCGACGGTCTGCCTAAGGTCATGCTGATGACGGCTTGGCAGGAACGTCTGGAATTACATGAACTCGTGGAAAAGGTAGCAAAGACCTGCCGCACGCTGAAAGTTGACAAGTTACTGATTGAGAACAAGGCGTCAGGCATCAGCGTGTCGCAAGAAATGCGCCGCATGTATGGCCACGAAGACTTCGCCGTTCAGTTGGTAGATCCGAAGGCGCAGGACAAACTAGCGCGCCTATACAGCGTGCAGGCGTTGTTCTCCGAAGGCATGGTCTACGCGCCGGATCGTGCCTGGGCAGATATGGTCATCACCCAGGTCGGGCAGTTCCCCAAGGGTCGGCACGACGATATCGTTGATACCGTATCGCAAGCTTTACGCCACCTGCGCGACCTCGGCTTGCTTGTCCGCAGCCCCGAGCGTATTGCGGAGTTGAACGCAGCAAACCAGCATCAAGGCAAACCGCCACAACCTCTATATCCGGTGTAATCATGCTAAAATGCCAAGCGGCACTTGAAGACAATGGCGACGGTTCTTTCACCGTGGAAGTATGGTCGCCCGATTTGGCTGGAATTACTGCGACGTATACAGTAAAAGCAATCGCTGATAATTATGCCGCGCAAGAAGCCATCGAACGCTTTATTGCCGAACACGGCGCACTCATGAGGTAGCATATGTCGCTCGTTCCTGGCCTATCGCCCAACATCCGGCTGTCTGAACCCGAACCGGGTTTGCAGCCTGCACCGATGGACGTGGTGGTGGCAGACGACGACGAGCAGCAGGATACGCCGGAATATGACGACAAGGGTGCGATCCTACGCATTGAACACCCTGACGGGTCGATCACCGTCAGCCTGGACGGAAAGCCCATTGACGAGGCCGAAAGCCGTGGTCCGAAGGGCTGGTTCGACAATCTGGCCGAGGACATCAGCGACCTCGAACTAAGCCGCATCAGCAGCGAACTGCTACGCGGCGTTGAGGGTGACCTTGAAAGCCGACAGGAATGGATTGAAGACCGCGCCCAGGGCATTAAGCTTCTCGGTCTGAAGGTGGAGATACCCAACCTTGCCGGCGCGTCTGACGGCGCTCCTGTCGAGGGTATGTCCCGTGTCCGTCACCCGCTGCTTCTGGAGGCTGTCCTCCGCTTCCAGGCGAACGCGCGTTCGGAAATGCTGCCCACCGATGGACCGGTCAAGATCAGGGACGACAGCAACGGCAGCACCGCCGAACAGGACCAGTTGGCCGACGCGCTGGAAAAGGACTTTAACCACTACCTGACCAGCACGGCGACCGAGTATTACCCCGACACCGACCGCATGCTGCTGTTGCTTGGCTTCGGCGGCACAGCGTTCAAGAAGGTCTACTTTTGTCCATTGCGCAACCGGCCTGTGAGCGAGACTGTTGACGCCGACGATCTGATCGTCAGCAACAACGCATCCGACCTCCAGAACGCCCGACGCATCACGCACCGCGTTTCGATGAAGCCATCGACGGTCAAGCGACTGCAAATCATGGGCGTCTACCGCGACACCGAATTGTCGCAGGCTGCCGCGCCTAAGCTTGATGCCGTCAAGGAGGAGAAGGACGCACAGCAGGGCATCAGTTCCGAAACCAAGAACCCTGACGACCGCGACCGCGAAATTTACGAGATTTATTGCGAACTCGATATCGTCGGCTACGAACACAAATACAAGGGCAAAATCAGTGGCTTGGAAGTCCCGTATCGCGTCACTATTGACGTATCTTCGAAGCAAATCCTGTCTATTGTTCGAAACTACGACAAGAACGACGAAGAACTTCCTGACCCGCGTGCTAATTTCGTCAAGTATACATTCGTTCCTGGCTTCGGCTTCTACGACATTGGATTACTGCATATACTTGGTAATACTACCAACGCTATTACTGCTGCTTGGCGTGAGTTGCTTGATGCTGGGATGTATTCTAATTTCCCTGGCTTTCTGTTCGCGGATACTGGCGCGCGTCAAAACACTAACATTTTCCGCGTTCCGCCGGGTGGTGGCGCTCCGGTCAAAACCGGTGGCATGCCCATTAATCAGGCCATCATGCCTCTCCCGTATAAAGAACCATCGCAAGCCCTGATGGCGCTGGTTGGTGACATCGCCACCACGGGTATGCGGATCGGCGGCACGTCTGAGCAGCAGGTCGGTGAAGGACGCGCAGACGCGCCTGTCGGCACCACCCTGGCGATGATCGAACAGGCCGCGAAGGTGATGAACAGTGTCCACAAGCGCATGCACGCATCGCAGGCCGAGGAATTTCGGTTGCTTGCACGTTGCTTCAAGGAGAACCCGAACAGCTTCTGGCAGCGTAACAAGACACCCGCATATACGTGGGACGAGAAGGTGTTCCTGAAGGCGCTAGAGGACAACGAACTGTCGCCCCAGGCAGACCCGAACACAGCCAGTGCAGCGCAGCGTATGATGAAGCTTGCCGCGCTGAAGCAACTACAGGCTTCTAACCCGACGATGTATGACCCGATTGCTATTGACCGGGCATGCATTCAGGCCCTCGGCTTCTCCAACCCTGACCAGTTCATGGCACCGCCATCCGCCCAGGCAGCACCGCCGCCAGAAATGCAGAAGCAGATGGCGGAAATCCAGATCAAGAAGCAGCAGGCAGACGCCCAGACGATGAAGGCGCAGGCCGACATGCTGAAGGCGCAACACGATGCCAGCGCGCCGCATGACGTGCAGCAGCAACAGGTGGACACGCCCGTTGACCTTATGACTGCCAGGGCGAAACTAATGGACGCGCAGACGAAGCGACACGCCCTCGGCATTCAACAAGCTGACGTCATGCAGGAAGACCGCAACCGCGCCGCCGACCGCGCCAGCCACGAAAAAATCCAGCTACTCGAACTGGCGCGCGACATCGCCCTTCACCCGCAGGCGGCACCGATTGCCGCCCCCATCGCAAAGCAGGCTGAACAGTCATGATCGATGATCCGGCGAAGAAAGCGTTAGCAATTGCGCGTGACGCGACTGGCAAAAATAATTTGCCAATGGATCAAAAAAGTCGCCTTAAACGCGCCCGAGCAATGGGCTTTGACACAAAAAAAGTTTATTATCATGGAACAGATCAAGATATTAAGCAATTTGATCCCGTCAGCCCACAAGGTCATTTTGGTGTTTATATTTCCAAAGACCCTATGATTGCAGACGTATACGCTACCAAAAATCAATACAATGAACCGCCAACATACGGCGGCAACATTATGCCATTATACGCCAAAAAGAACGCGCCCATTCAAACTAATCAAATGGCTGGATACTACAAAGTAAACCATCCGTCTGAATTGCGTTCTATCCATGCAAATTTTGATCCTAATGAAATTAACAATTTAGATATTATGAAATCAAATGGCGGCATGATCGACAACCCAGACAAAGCCATCCGACGCGCTACAATGGTCGCCAAGGGGCTTGCGAAGGAGATTGGGCCACTACCTACCGGCTACCACCCAAAGCCGCCACATCCGGCTTCCATGATCCCTGGTGTGCATGTCACCGGTATGAGTGATGAGCATGCCGCGATCCCCGATGGATATACCGACGGTGGCGTTGTTAATCCCGATGATCGGCAAAAGAATTTTCAACAGTGGTTCGGAAACAGCCACGTTGTTGACGAAACAGGTAAACCGAAAGTGGTTTATCACGGGACTGCGGCAGATGTGTCGCAATTTGAGGAGGGGCATTCTGGTAGTGGCGTGAGCAATGGCCGTTCGTTCTATTTTACCGATGAACCCGCAACAGCGGCGTCGTATTCGGCCAAAGATAGAGAAGCGGAACGCCTTTCTGGTTTGATCGATAAAGCGCATAATCGTGTGATTGATACAATGCTTGATCCTGCCGCTCACAAGGTGGCGCGAGACGAAGCCCGTGCTGCTCACCAAGCACTTCATAAAAGAGTTGACTTAATGAGGTCGAATGCCGGCCCTGGTGAGTATGGGGGCGAAGGCGGGAACATTGTTCCAGTGCATCTCTCATTACGCAATCCGCTCATTGTAGACGCGCAGGGAAGGCATCATTATGACGCGTTAGGCGATAACGCTCCTAATCCTCGGAAATACAAATCAGATATTAACCAAATTGTCGAAAACGCCAAGGCGCGCGGCCATGACGGTGCCATCATCAAAAACATTATTGACGCCGGCACGATGGATGCGGTGGATGCGGCCAAAAGGATGGGAGGAAATACCACTTATGTTGCATTCCATCCGCATCAGATCAAATCCGCCATTGGCAATCAAGGCACATACAACCTTAACGACAACGACATCACAAAAGCACGCGGCGGCGACGTAGAACCAACCGACGAGACTGGGTTCGATGCTTGGCATGGAACGCCTCACGCGTTTGCGCCGGAACCGGGTGCGCCGTTGGGTCGGTTCCGGTCAGACAAAATTGGGACTGGCGAAGGTGCGCAAGCGTATGGGCACGGAATGTATGTTGGGGCAGAGGGGGCGGCGCGGGCGTATCGACAAGCATTAAGCGGAGACCCCACAACAAATAAAGGCGAAAAACCTAATTGGCAAAACCGGGGAAGTAAATCTTTTGCTCAACTGGCATTAGCGCAATCTTTAGACAAAAAACTGTCTGGAGATGAAGCAATTAAAGACGCTATGCAGGATTTACATAGAAATGCGGCTTTTTCTGAAAGAAAAGATATAAAACAAAGTTATCATGATGCTGTAAATAGTTTGGGAGAAATGCTGGGGAAGTCGTGGAAAATAAACCCTGGCCACCTTTACCACGTCCGCGTTCGCGCAAACCCCGAATACTTCCTAGACTGGGACAAGCCGTTAAGCGAACAACATCCGCATGTTCAAGCTGCATTAGAAAACTTACACGGTGAAAAAATATCTCCTACCTCAAATCTTTTGCACCCAAGCAATAAAGGCGAAAAGATATACTACGGAACCGCTGTAAAGCATGGGAAGTATGCTGAAACAAACGCAGCGCCAACCGCAGAGTCACTTAAACAGGCAGGCATTCCTGGCATCCGATACCTAGATGCTAATTCGCGCGATCCAGATACCGATCAACCAACCCACAACCATGTCATCTTCGACCCGAGCATTATCGACATTAAACATCGGTATGCGCGTGGTGGCGATGTGAAACCGGCTGGAGCAACCACCATGCCCGACGACACCGTGAACCGCGCCCTTCAACTAACCAAACAGCACGCGCCGGTTCCCGCTGCTGTTTCACTCGCCAGGAACCTTATGCCGGGACGCCGGTAGGAGAACGAAGACATGTCGAAAGCCACTGAGCGCGCACGCGCAAAAGCACACCGGATCACCCGAACCGACCCGCAGGGGGCGAAAGTTGATGCATCCGGCTACACGCCGCCAGACGCCCTTGACGCCGATGTGAAGACGGGTATGCGCCCGATCTCTCGCCGGCAGTTCAAGAAAGGTGGCAAGGTGGTCGGCCACGTCCACGGCGAACACGCCAAACGCCACGCTGGTCGCAAGCCGCGCAAGTCAGGTGGTAAGGCCCTGTCTACTGACAGCCTGATCAACCGCAACGCCAAAGAAGCCAACACCGAGCGTGATGGCAGCAAGCATGTCGGCGGGTTCAACAAGGGCGGACGGGCGCATAAAATGGTCGGCGGGCCGATGATGGGTGCGCCCAACGCCGGCAGCATGGACCCGCGCGTCCTCGCGTTGATGAAAGCAAAAATGGCCGGCGGTCAGGGTATGCCGATGCGTCCGGGCGTTGGCCCGATGAAGCGTGGCGGGAAAGCCGAACACCCCGACGAACGCGAAGATCGCGTCCTGGTGAAGAAGATGGTGAAGGGGAATGCCCTGACCGGCAAGGCTGACGGTGGCGAAATCAGCAAACCGTCGATGTATCACGTCATTGACCGCCACACCGGCAACGTGGTCGGAAAGTTCAAGAATGGCGCGGCTGCGTCCCGTTTCCTTGACAAAAAGGACAACGAATACGGCGCATATCGCTACGACCGCAAACCGATCTACGAGGAAGATGAGCGAGCAGGTCGCAAGCACGGTGGCCGCACGCATCTCGCTGACGGTGGCACGGGCAGTGATGGCGTTGTCTTGGCTCCTCCGACCGAAATGCCGCAGATGGAAAAGTTGCGCGCCCTGCGTGCTGCCGCAAAGCGCATGACGCCAGACGTCATCAATGAACCTACCGACGCTTTTACCGAGCGCAAACGTGGCGGCAGGGCAGAGCATGGTCCTGGGTGCCGTTGCCATGAATGCCATGGTGGTGTCACCAAAAAGCGTGGTGGCAGCCTGAGCGTGTCTGACGGCGCTCTGGAGGGCACTCGTCCGACCGGTGGGCGCATGGCTCGCAAGGATGGTGGTCGCACCAAGGGCAAGACCAACATCAACATCATTATCGGCACCGGCAAGGGCATGGATAACCAGATGGGTGGCGGTCAGCCGCCGACCATGCCTCCGCGTCCTCCCGCTATGCCGGTTGCTGTTCCGCCTCCTCCAGGCGCTGGCGCTCCTATGGGTATGCCTCCTGGCGGTATGCCGCCGATGATGCCTCCTCCGGGTGCCGGCGCACCGCCTCCTGGCGGCATGCCTCCGATGATGGGGCGCAAGACCGGTGGTCGCGTTGCTGAAGCCAAGATGGAGTTCGGCGCAGGTGGCGGCAAAGGACGCCTTGAAAAGATCAAGGAATACGGTCACCGGAAGTAATTCTTCGGCCTGATTTGCATTAATACTTGGCGGGCGGTAACATAGATGTGTTACTGCCCGTTTTGTATTTCAGGACCAAGTAAATGCTCACATACAACATGCTTTTTGAGAAGGAATTGCGTAAATTACTGATTGAAACTATTGAAAGACGCAAAGACGATTTGTCCTTCGGCCACGCATTAGATTACCAAAAAGAGGTCGGGATTATTACTGGCCTAAGAACAGCCCTTGATTTATGCGATGAAGCAAACAAGCTGCTGTCCAATACTTAACCAACGCAAGTAATGGAGAACAATATGCCCTTCATGGTGATGGAGCATTCAACCGACCCTAAGCAAGCCTTGAAAAAGGAGGTCGGTAACGTCGATAACGTCGAAGTTTTCAACAATCAGGTGCTTGTTGCTGTCTATATGCGGCCTGAAAAGACCAAGAGCGGCATCTATCTGACCAGCGGCACCCGCGACGAAGACAAAATCCAGGGCAAGGTCGGTCTGGTGCTGAAGAAAGGCCCGCAAGCCTTCGTTGACCCGTCAAACAACTGGTTTGAAGGCATCGACATCAGCCTTGACGACTGGGTGTTCTTCCGCCCCTCCGACGGGTGGAGCGTGACAATCAACAACGTCGTCTGTCGCATGCTTGATGACACGAATATCCGTGGTCGCATTCAAGCGCCTGACCAAGTTTGGTAATAAGGGGGCATCAACATGGCAGACGAAAATAATATTGATGGCGTCGTTGTTGAAGAAACGCCGAAAGAAGGCGTTGAAATTCAGGTTGCAGACACAAACGAGCCTGAAACCGACTTCAATGCCAGTATTGAGCAGCTAAAACAGCAACTTGAAGCTGAAAAGCAGGCTCGTATCGACGCCGAGCGCCGCATTCACGAGGCCCAGAGCCGTGAATATGCAGCGCGCAACGACAAGGCCGACACCGACCTTCAGTTGATCAACAACGCCATCTACACGGTCAACACAAACACCGGCATTCTGAAGTCGCACTACGCCGAGGCGATGCAAGCCGGCGACTATGCCCGCGCAGCCGAAATCCAGCAGGAAATGGCCTCCAACGAAGCCAAGCGCCTGCAACTGGAGAACGGCAAGGCGGCGATGGAAGCTGCGCCCAGGCAGGAACCGCCGCGACAGCAGGTGAC